TAAACGTTACAACTTTTGCAGCAACTAATGGTAGTGCTGTTATAACCGCAACAGATGTAGCTCATGGTGCTGTTGTTAATGATTTTGTAACTATAAGTAATGCTGTTTCTTTAGGTGGGTTAATAACTGCTACTGTTTTAAATACAGAACATCAAATAACAGCAGTGCCTTCTGCTAATACTTATACTTTTACTGCTTCGGCTACGGCTAATGGTAGTGATACAGGTAATGGCGGAAGCGCAACAGACGCTGCTTATCAAATTAATGTAGGTCTTGATGTTTATGTGGACTCAACAGGTTGGGGTGCAGGTCTTTGGGGTGCAAGTACTTTTGGAGGTAACACTGCTTTAAATTCAGCCAATCAATTAAGACTTTGGTCTCACGATAATTTTGGGGAAGATTTAATTTTAAACGTTCGTCAAGGAGGCGTTTATTATTGGGACACTTCTGTAGGAACAGGTACTAGGGCTGTAGCTTTAGAAGACGTTAATGGAGCTAACCTAGCCCCAAATTTAGCTTTGCAAGTTTTAATTTCTGAAAAAGATAGACACGTTATTTGTCTTGGAACACAACGTCTAGATACAACAGGAGCGGCTAGAGAGTCTGCTGCTGATCCTATGTTTGTTGCATGGAGCGATCAAGAAAATGCTTTTGAATGGGAACCTAAAACTACCAACACAGCAGGGTCTTTAAGTTTATCTTCAGGATCTACTATTGTTGGAGGGCTTGGAGCTAGAGAAGAAACATTAATTTGGACAGACACTTCTTTATATTCAATGCAATTTATAGGGCCTCCTTATACATTTGGAGTAAATTTAATTAACGAAGGCATTGGTCTTATTGGACCAAAAGCCGCTGTAAATACTCCTAGAGGTACTTTTTGGATGGATAGAAAAGGATTTTATGCTTACAGTGGATCAGTTGCTCCTGTTCCTTGTAGCGTACATTATTATGTGTTTAATGATTTTAATGAAGATCAATCTTACAAAACGTTTGGTTTTTTAAATAAACAATTTAATGAAGTAGGATGGTTTTATTGTTCTTCATCTAGTTCTGAAATAGATAGGTATGTAACGTACAATTATGATGAACAGGTTTGGAGCATTGGTCAATTGTCTCGTTTTGCATGGCTAGACGAAGGTCTTGTAAATACACCAAGAGCAACAGGAATAAGCAGTTCATCTAATTATTTGTATTTACATGAAACAGGAGAAAATGATGATGGTTCTCCTATGGAAAACGTTTACATAGAATCTAGTGATTTTGACATACAAGATGGGGAGTTAGTAAGTTCTATTAGCAAAATAATCCCCGATGTTAAATTTACAGGATCGGGAGGAACAGGCCAAACTATTAATTTTATAATGAAATCTCGTAACTACCCCGGAGAAACATTAACTACAAATACAACACAAAATGTAACTAGCACAACAACTAAATTAGATACGCGCATACGCGCGCGACAAGCGGCTTTACGCATAGAATCCGACGATGATAATTCAGAGCAAGGTAACATATTAAATGTTGGGTGGCGTTTAGGAGATACACGTTTAGACATTAGGCCTAATGGAAAAAGATAATGGCAAAGTTGTTAGAAACTAGATTGCCTATAGCAGGAGCAGAAATAAATTCAGATACATATAACCGTATGGTTCGTGTATTAGAACTAAACTTAGGTCGTTTTGACCCTAATGCTACTCCTCAATTTACAGACGCAGAACGTAATACTTTATCCTTCAACGCAGGGGATATTATTTGGAACACCTCTAGAAATGAATTAGAAGTATACAACGGAGACGCATGGATAAGCTTATCAACAGGTATAAATTTAGGTTTGCAGGGGAACGCTTCTGTAGGAGATGTAACGGTAACGCTTGACGGTAACGTAACAATAAACCTAACTGGAACAAAATACGGTTGGGATATAGAAAAATGGTACACATGATAAACAGGGCTAAACTAGAGCAAGAACTTATTATGGATGAAGGGTACAAGTATGAAACCTATCACGATCATCTTGGTTTTCTTACACTAGGAGTAGGGCATTTAGTTTTGGACTCAGACCCTGAATTTAAGCTACCTGTAGGAACGCTTGTTTCAGAAGAAAGGATTAGAGAATGTTTAAATGATGATATAGATAATGTTTGTAATGAATTAGATAGAAACATGCCTTGGTGGAAAGAGTTAACTGGAACACGTCAGCGTGTTCTTGCTAATATGTGTTTCAACTTAGGTTATCCTAGATTAAAAAACTTTAAAAAGTTTTTACTTGCTTTAGAAGGAGGCGATTTTAAAACTGCCGGAGAAGAAATGATGGATAGCAAATGGTCTGTTCAAGTAGGAGACAGAGCTAAAAGACTAAAAGAAAGGATGATTCATGGCAACTAACGTTACAAAAGTAAAAAGAAAACCTATGAAAAGTGGTAAAGTATCTAATTATAAAAAATCATTAAGGAGACCATAATGGCTACAAAGAAAGGACTATACGCAAACATACACGCAAAAAGAAAAAGAATTAAAAAAGGTTCTAATGAAAAGATGAGGAAGCCTGGTACAAAAGGCGCTCCTACAAAAGCCAATTTTAAAAAAGCAGCTAAGACAGCTAAGAAAAAATGAAAGGTGTTCCACATTACAAAAGAGACGGAACTAAACATAAAGGCAGTTCTCACAAAATGGCTAATGGAGATTTACATACAAATAAATCACACACTAAAACAAGTGTAAAGTTATTTCACTTTGAAGACTTGAGCCCAACAGCTAAGAAAAAAGCTAAGAAATAATGGCGGAAAGAAAAAGGGCTAAACCCATACGAAAAACAACTAAAGGTAAAGGCGCAAACTATCGCCCTACTAAAAGTGGTGCAGGCATGACTAAAAAAGGTGTGCGTGCTTATCGTAAAGCAAACCCCGGATCTAAATTAAAAACAGCCGTTACAGGTAAAGTAAAAAAAGGAAGTAAGGCAGCGAAACGACGTAAATCTTATTGTGCAAGGTCTGCGGGTCAGCTTAAGAAAAGCTCTGCTAAAACAAAAAATGATCCTAATTCAAGGATCAGACAAGCGCGCAGAAGGTGGAAATGTTAACATGTACGAATATAGTTGCGAAGTTAAAAGAGTGGTTGATGGTGACACTATGGATGTTATTCTTGATCTCGGCTTTGATATTCTGTATTTTTCTAGGGTTCGTTTGGGTGGGATTGATACTCCCGAGTCGAGGACTCGTGACTTGGATGAAAAAGCACGAGGTAAACTGGCCAAAGCTTTTCTTCAAGAATGTATTAAAAAGAAAAAAGTTGTATTGAAAACAAGGTTAAAAGACTCAAGAGGAAAATTTGGAAGAATAATAGCAGATGTTTGGGTTGAATTTGAAAACGGATCGATGCAAAACGTTAATGAATTGATGATAAAAGAATATCATGCAGTTAAATATAATGCAGAAAATAAAGCGTTAGTAAAAGAAGCTCACATGGCAAATCGTGCTATATTAATAGAAAAAGGACTGTTTGTTCCTGTGGAGAAATAATATGAAATTTAGTTTAATTAAAAATGTAATAGGAGCTGTTGCACCTACACTTGGTACTGCATTAGGTGGACCTATGGGTGGTATGGCCGCTAAAATGATTTCAGAAGTATTAGGTGTTCCCAATACTCCTAAAGCCATAGACAAAGCTTTAGCAGAAGCCACGCCTGAGCAAATGCTTGAGCTTAAAAAAACAGAACAAGCTTTTGAGCTACAGATGAAAGAACTTGAAGTGGATGTATTTAAACTAGAGACTGCGGACATACAGGACGCCAGAGGAAAATTTAGTAAAGATTGGACAGCTAGAATAATGGGTCTTGTTGTTGTGGGGGGATTTATGGGGTATATATTTTTAGTAACACTACAACCACCTGAACAAAACAGCGAAGCTTTAATTAATTTAGTATTAGGCTATTTAGGTGGCTTGGCTTCAGCTATAATCAGTTTTTATTTTGGTGCTTCACAGAAACAAGACAAAGACTAAAAAAGACGATAAGATAGAGGACATTATGGCAGACTTTAATTTAGATTTTTTAGACGATTTTAATGTAAATGATCCTATGGGATTAAATAATACTAATTTAAGTTCGACATTTAGTGGCTACACTCCTGATCCAAATACAGATTATAGTAATTATTTTGATGACAATTTTAATTTAAATGAGGATAATTTTTCTAATCAATTTAATACAGATTTTTTAGACGACCTTGATTTTTCTGATATTCTTAACTTTAACTTTGTGGATAAGCCTGACTTTAAATTTGAGGGTAAACCTGAAACAGGTTACTTTGGTGGAACGCTAGGGCCTACTTTAAAAAATTTGTTTTTAGGAAACGAAGACGAAGTAGGAATTTTAAGCCGACTTATAGGCGGCGGCAGTAAAAGCGAAGACGGTTCTAGCGGAATTGCTGGGTTTGCTCAAAACATGTTAGACAACGATTTAATAAAAATCTTGTTAGGTAAAAAATTATTGGACGACGACCGAGAAAACGGAGGCGGATACGTTCCTATAGGACAAGAAGCTTACGGTGGAGGCGGAGGGCAGCCTAATTATCAAATACCTAATTTACAACCGGCTTTACTTCCGGGAATGGCGTATGCCAATCAACCAACTACTTTTAACAACACACCTCCGGGTATGGAAGCAGGTGGACTAATGGCTATTCCTCAAGGAAACAAAGGATTGCCTAACTTACCTCAAAGCGTAAGAAACAAAATGGGGTACATGCAAGCGGGTGGAATAGCTAGTCTAGAAAACATGATGGACGGACCGGGAGACATAACACAAGCTATGTTAGAACCCGGAGAATTTGTAATGACAAGAAAAGCCACAGAAAATTTAACTCCTGAATTTTTATACGATTTAATGCATCAAGCAGAAAACGCAGGAAAGATGAGATAATGGCTAGTTACATGGATCCAAAAACAGTAGCTACGTACGAAGAACCTTACGCAGCCGCTCAACGTAAAGGGTTTTTAGATTCTGCCTATGCGTTAGCCAATCAACCAACACCTATCCCTGTTAAACAAGTAGCAGGACTCGATCCTTATGAAATGCAAGCGCGTTCTCTTACAGGAGGATTAGGCGGTTTTTCTCCGTATCTTCAACAAGGCGCACAAATGTTGCAAGGAGGCTACGGCACTCAACAACAAGGCAGAAACATGTACAACATGGGAGCAGATACAACAAACATAGGTTTAGGATTGTATGGCCGAGGAGCAAATTTAACCGATCAAGCCAGTTCGTTTTACGCTCCTGGAGCGGCACAACAATTTTATAATCCTTACGAAGAAGCTGTTGTACAACAAACATTATCAGACCTACAAGAAAAAAACATTGGTCAAGGCATTCAAGATAGAGCAGGACAAATAGGACAAGGAGCGTTCGGCGGTTCTCGTGGTCGTTTAATGGCAGGCGAAAGACAAAGACAATTAGGAAGAGGAGCGGCAGAAGCTGTTGGAGCATTAAGGCAACAAGGGTTTCAAAATGCACAAACTACAGCGCAAAATGCAGGTCGAGGATTAGGTCAGTTAGGGAGTCAATACGGACAATTTGGACAAGGATTAGGTCAGTTAGGAAGTCAATACGGACAATTTGGACAAGGTTTAGGTGCTCTTGGAGGCCAAATGGGACAAATGGGAACAAGCTTTGCAGGACTTGGAACAACTGGACAACGTAATTTACTTAGCCAAATTGATAGTCTTCAAGGATTGGGTCAAGGAGCAAGAAATATACAAGACAATATGTACGGGGCTCAGTTTAACGCAGCTAGAAGTTTGGCTACGGAGCCTATGAATAGAATGCAATCGTATCAAGGCATGTTAGGAATGTTGCCTAGAACTACTTCTGCAACAACGTTTGGAAACGAAGCCGGGGTTAATCCGTTAGCGGGTCTTTTGCAATTGTTGGGAGCAATAGAATAATGAATTGGAAAGGTAGACAAATGTTCGGCGGTAAGCCAAGTGGTATTGTTCAAATGATGGGTGGCGGAATGACGCCTTATCCTACGCACGTTATGCCTGACGGAACCGTTATGCCCGGAGCCACACACGGACCAGGCTATGAAGTAGGAGGATTATTACCACCACTAACAGGACATTCATCAGGACATTCGCACCCACAACTGCACGCGCATCAAACTGGACCCCAACATTTTAAGAAGACTCCTATGGAACTTATGGAAGTAGGCGGTGTCGTCCCTGAAACTAAGTTATTCGAAGAAGGCGACAGCGACATAAATAGCGCATTAAATACAATGGTAGGCCTTACTCAGCCTTCCGTTCCTGATATGCCAGCCAGCAACGGCATGGCTATGGGCGGTGGAGACATGATGATGGACCAAGGACTTGAAAGTTTAGATCCAAGTTTAAAAAAGATTCCTTTCCAGAAAATGGCTATTAATATTGTTGAACAAGCGGATGAATTATTAGCCCAAGAAGATTACGCAAACATTGAAGAAATTGAACAACAAGTGCAAGAACAATTAAACAATATTGATGCACAGTATCGTTTACAAACCGGCGCTGAAGACACCATTTTAACGGAAGAGTTTTTAAGTGTGCTGGATAGAATAACTGCAAATTCTGGAACCATGTCTGGGGAGATGCCTGCTTATTCACACGGCGGTTTGCACCCAACTCCAGAAGAACAAGAAATGGAACTTTACATACGAAATTTAGGCGGAGGCACAAGTGCCAACCCTAAAAAAATGCAAGAAATTATTGAAAAATACCGAAGCAAAAACGCAGGCAGTGCAGAGATGTTAGAAAAACAAATAGCCAAAGCCAGACGTGGAGCCCTATTAGGAGGCAAAACAAAACAAAGTGGATTAAGCGGATTGTTTGACGTTATGGGCCAAGCGGATGCGGCTGAGGTAGCGGCACTAGGAAACATGCCACAACAATTAAGTTCCAACGAAGCCGCAATAGAACGACTGGCTTTGGAAAACGAACTTGCTATGTACGGAGGAAGTAAGGGCACGGGCATGACGGCTACAGGTAAAGATTTCTTGCTCTTGCAAAAAATTCTAGCCATGCCAGACAGCGATTACAAAAATAAATTGTTGGACAGATTTAACGTGGACACAGAAGCTAAAACAATAAAAGAATTTGTAGGCGACATTGCTAAAGATCTTGGGAAACTTCAGTCCAATGAATTAAGGAAATGGAAAACAGCTAACGGTTTTGACGGTCCAGAATACGAAACTTACACTATTCCGCAATTAGCTGTGGAACAAGCAAAAAGGTTAGCCGCAGCAATGAGCGCAGCAGCGAGCGGTTCTGCTAACACTGAGGACGCAACCACTAAACCTAAGAACGGTAATCTTGGAGTCTAGCTGTGTCAGCTACTCCTGAAGTATTCCCTGTAATAAACGCAGATGGCGTTACAATCGTCACACCTCCAGGTGTCAGCTACGAAGAAGCT